TGGATCTGTTGTTGCGGAAAAGTTTACAAAAGAACGGTTGACAAATGTATTTATCTCCGGTTGATATGTTTCGACCGTATTATCTGTAGCAGCGTATATCATCAAAGCATCCGTATTAATATTATGTCCTATAATAGAACGTAACTCTACTCTCATACCAACTGGTCTAACATAATCAAGAAGATATCTTACTAATGTGTATACATTAGGATAGTTTATATAAATTCTTGCATTCTCATAATCATATTGAATTTGAATATCCCGAAGTGCATTAACATAATCAGAATCTTCTGTTACTAGCTCGGCATTATTTTTGGATATATCTAAAGAAGTTAGACTTAATGCAGATGCCATTTTTAATCCGACTTCGGATCCTCTATTTCTTTCCATAGATGTAAATGCTGCTAGTGTACGTCTATTAGATGTAACTGTGTCTTCAAAGTTATATTCATAATTTAATGTTTTAGCAAGAAGTGGAAGTAATTCTTGAGGACATTTATAAGCGTCATAAACATCACAACAATGGTCAATATCGTATTTACAGTTATTAATTATAATGTCTAATAATTTTGTAAATACCTGTATATCCCGTTCTTTACTATACACTTGAGGTATAAAGTTATTGCACTGTATCATACTCTAACACCTCTTAATCTTGAATATAATTTGGATCAATACAAATCATATTATAATAAGGTGAACTTGTATCCTCTACTGTTTCGTGGTATGTTTGAACATATCTCATAATACTCTGTGGGTTAAAATATGCTTCCACATTGAAATACATACTGTAATTATTTAATACATTTTCAAAATCAATAAGTTTCTTATTTCCAATACCTGCATCAAAATATCTAATTCTGTTGTCACTTTGAAGAACAGCATCTATAACTTCCATATAAGTGAGTTTCTTTCCAAACTCCATGTTATACGGTTTATATAGATTATTTAGTCTTGTTATGACAGCCTTAATGATATTGTTAGCTTCTATTCTATTTACAGATTGTGTTAGATGAATGGTTCCACAACATCTCCATGGAAATACTCGACACGCCGTATAATTTGGAACTGTGGTTACAATTTTGGTTCTACGCATTGCTGTATTTATAAGTGTAGGAACTTTATAATTATCTGGATTAGCTGGATAATCATCTTCTGTTGTTACTCTGTATAACATAAATGGGGCATTTGTTTCGGCTGTAACACCACTAAAATATCTTGCAACTATAGCACCTGTTTCGTCTTGTGTAGAAAAGTCTCCCCAAATGGGATAGAAGTTAATGCTGTAATTTATAAAATCAGAAGGAGTTCCTGGGTTTAATGCTTGATCCACTGTATAGCAGGCATCCTTATAATCAGCAGTTACTTTTCTTATGTTATATAGTATTGTTGCCAAGGCACTCTGGGAGGAACTAGAAGAAGCATTTGGTCCTAAAATATCAAGAAGCTGTTCCTTTGTATATGAATTACAGATGTTCATAATTTGTTTGTTAAGATCATCTGAATACTGTCCATCACAAACACAGGCATTAGAAATACCTTTTTGGCGTCGAATAAATCTGGCAAAGTCATAAATGGTAACCAATGTATCATAAGTCATAATATAATTCATAGAATCAACATATGCTTCTGCCGCTGTTTGTGGATTATATCCGGGTTTACATAGATAGTTTCCTTCGTCGTCAATAACATAATTAGAGTTAGCAATATTTGTAACAGAAACTTCTGTAGCACTATTGGAATCAAATCGAGTAAGATAATTTGTAGTGATAGAACCGTATTTACCTTGTGTTTTAACATAGTATAAGGTAAATGTAACAGAATCACTTATTTGATCTTTCCAATACGAAGAGAATTTAATATACGGATAATCGAATTCATCAACATCAAATTGAAAATAAACTTTTACCTTATTTGGGTCCGTAGGATCCTTAAAATCTGTAACAGTAAGTAGATTATCTGTTTTTTCGATGAATACTGTTTTCTCTGTTAAAGTATTATCATCTACCGTTGTATAGGATACATAAATATATGTATCGTCTAATGAAGCGTCCGGAACATAATAACAGTTATCCTTTATTTGAGAAGGTGTGAACTTTATACTTGCAAAATAACCTTGAATAGCCGTAAACTGTTTAGGTTCGTATGGATATAATAGAGTATTTGGTAAATATTTACCTGTTATTACATCTGCTTCCGGCGTATATGTGGTGGGTAGTAAGGTGTATAACAGTGAATATGAATCATTACCGTAAAGATTTAATGTTTTGGTGTTTCCTGCAAGATATGTATATAGGCCCACCTTATTATCTTCTTGCCAATATTTATATACTTCTTGAGCTTTATTAGCAAATACATTTGAGTGACTTATAAAATTAGCATTCGTCTTAATACTCGGATCAGGTGGGTTGTCAAAATCAATCTGTCCTTCATCCTGTATACCTATACTAGGTCTAGCTACACCGGCAGTTACCATTGCCTGTGGTAGTGGTTCTTCAGTACCCGAAATATTAGTAATAGGCGGTAAAGAAATGTTCATGTTACCTGTATCGTTTGCATTATGATTATATCTGTATCTGTAATCATAATAAACATCAACAGGATTTTCACCATCTATAATTCTTTTATAATAATAAATATATTCTGGCATTGCCGACCTATTAGTAAGAGTAACGGTTGTTTGTGCAGATTGATACCAGTGCATTTTATATCCTACAAGACCAAATAATTTAGCAGCATTCTTTCTTTGTGATACAGTAGGTGCGAAACATTCTAATGCCTGTTTATCCTGGTTGTAGGATAACATATCACCTAGTGCTGACATCTCTTTAACTAATACAATACCTGGGTCACCTTCTTCTCTGCTTGTCCAGGTATTTGTTAAAGTAGGTATAGCATCGATAAGATCTTCCTTTATAGATGTATAGTCTTTACTGGTATACTTTAGTATTTTATTGCCCATTAAGAAATAACCTCCTCCATATAAAAACTATAGGTTCCTGTCTTTTTATTATTGTACACTTCATAATGAATGGTAATATGAAATTTGTTTCTGTCCGCATTTTCTACCTGCTCTATCGTAACGTCATCCATAGATACAGAAACTCTTTTTTCGAAAGTCGTAATACTATCTACGATTTCTTCTTTTATTTGATTCTGTAATGTATCAGAATACTGTTCAAATAACATTTCGTATAATCGGCTTCCGAAATTAGGATCACCCAATAATTCACCTTTACCTGTTGTTAGAATAAGTCCAATACATTGATTTATGGAATCTGTATAATCACTCAAATCTGTTTTACCTGATATAAGATTGAATGTTATTGGATATTTAATTGTTTTTGTATATAACATACTGTATCACCTTAATTCATCCAAACTTCTCTAACTTCATACACATCTTCCTGATCTGTATATTCATAACCTAACCAACCTATAACAACAGGTTGACTGGAATCACCATCTATAAATGCTACTAGAACAACCTGATTAGGTTCCGGAGGTGTATTATTACCAAATGGGTAATTTACTTCACACCAAGGTAAATCCTTTGTAGGAACAATAGAAGATTTCATATAGGGTTCAGCATTTTGATATGGAGTATCTGTCATAGTTCCATGTAATTGAGGTATTCTTACTTTGATACGATGAAATCCGGCAGGATCATTTGTATCAATAACAATTCCTTTTGTTACTCCTGCCATCTTTACAAACCCCATACAATCACTCCTTATCTGCTAGAATTTATAGAATCTTGATTATGCCAAGCTCTGGATGTATTTGAATTAGAAATAAAGTTAGGTGCTTCCATGTTATCCGAACTATTCCATTCGGCTCTTAATAATTTGAATGTAGTAGTAAAACCACTCTCAGATAAGTCATCTTCTATTTCTGTTATAGCATATGTTCCAGTAAGAGGAACGTGTTGTACACCATTTACAAAAACATTCACTTTGATACAATCCATAAGTTGATTACAATCCACTTGACCTACGACTGTCATAGAGGCTTCTAGTGGAAGTGTTAAATGTTCAGCTATTGTAGTTGCTGATAAAAATGCCGATTCGTTAAATCCAGATAATGTAGAAAATGTGTTTTTCTTAAATCCGTCTGTTTGTGAAACAACATATGTTCCACCTACATTTTGACCGTTTGCATCTATATTATTACTAACACCTTGTAATGCGGAAACAGTTCCCATTGCTACTACATAGTTATAGTTAGCATCAAAACTTATAACATCACTATTTATAATATTATTTCCAAAATCATATGTGAATATATCAGTAGCTTGTCTGTTGAATTTCTCTTTATAAAAGAAACTTCCTTTTTGAGGTGAACCTAAAGAAGGAACCACATTATCGAAATAACATACAAATGGCATCGTTAATAGATTTCTAAAAGAATTATACTTCTGATGTATTTCTTGAGAAACAGTTGACGAAGCATATCGGTTTGCCCATTCGTAGTTTCTTAAAAACGCTACATCTGATTCAGAAAGTAGACCTTGTTGTAACCAAAAATCAGGAGTGTACTTTCTGTGACTTAAATGAACAAATCCATTTGGTAATATAGTTCCGTCTTGATTACTTTTTCCAAAGAAAATATCGTGTAGAGAACCACTCTCTATATTTATGTCCTGTCTGTTTATTGCATCATCGGTATGGTCTATGTATATTTCGTAACCTTGGAACATTTTGTTTATATCTGTCGATGTTGTGGTAGTTAATAGGTCTTCAACTAGATTACTAGGTTGCTCCAATCCATATATGGAATGAACATATGACATATATCCTTCCATAGTTATCGGTATATTAGCAATATCTAGTTGTCTAGCAATTCCTTTAATTGTATAAGTAAGAAATCCTTCACCTAGTGTTTCTTCATACTCTGTAAAAATACCAGTATAATACTGATTTTGTAATGTCATACCA